TAACTTCAAGGGCAGGGGTGTCAATAGAAGCAAAAGCATTAAACGCCTGTGCGGTGGCTGCGCCAGTGAAAGTAGCATTACCTGAAATAGCTACGCCTGAAGAGGTTGTTTCAAACTTTTTGCTGTTATTGTGATATAAGTCTACAGGGCCATTAGAATCAAAGTTAGCCATTGTGCTGTTAGCGGTTCCCACAAACACATCGGTGCCTGCAGTAATTTTTAGATTGCCTGTACCTGTTTCTTTAATGTAAGAGTTGTCACCGTCGTGATAGATTTGTAAGTCGTCAGCATCACCGAAGTTTAACTTAACGTCGTCTGGAATGCTTACGCCGCTAAAATCAACAATCATTTTTGATTGGCCTCCCGCAAGAGCTTGCAAACCCTGAGAATTATTAACCACCAAGCTTTGTGGGCCGTTAGAGCTTCCAAAAGACGTAAAGCTGTCTGCGGTTATGTACAAACCTCCTACCCCTTGCTCTTTAATACGGCTATTGGTTCCGTCGTGATAAATTTTAAGGTCGTTGCCTGTACCTATTAAAAGTTTAGCGTTATCATTAAACTTTAACTCACTTGCGCTTGCATCAAAAACTATATTGTAATCAGCACCAGTAAGCGTAAGGTCGCCTGTAACCACACCAGTTACAATGTTTGTGGTTCCAGAGCTTGTAACAGTTGCTGCGCTTACTGTGCCTGTCACAGTTGCGCTGTCTACAAAAGCGTCTTTAAAACGTACGGAAGTTGTACCGAGGTCTACGTCGCTATCAGTTACAGGAACAATGGCTCCGTCTTGAATGCGTACTTGCTCTACTGGGGAGCCGCCTACTTCAGCATAAAACTCAATGCGATTGTTCGCTGCACTGACTTCAATTTTATTTTTAAAGTCTTGGTCGCCAATCTTAGCGATGTTACCGCCTTCTCCTGCACCACCATCGTGTTGATGTCCTGTAGTACCTGTGCTTGCGTATGCAAAAGCATTAAGAATCTGATTAAATTCATTATTAAAAAGAGACGCAGAGATGATGTTACCATCTGCAATTGTACTTTGTCGTGTATAGCTTGTTCCTGCCATTGTCTATCTCCTGCCTGCGGGGACGTAGTTTAAGTATAAACCGTTGATGGTATACGGTGAAAGTTGGTCTTCGCTGCTAACCTTGAAATTACTAGAGTAGAAGCTACCTTGAATTGTTTGTCGTATAAGTGGGTTGTCTGCTGAGCCAAAATAAGAAGCGTTAAACAAGCTAAGACCAAACTCCGCTGCTGAACGAACGATAGGGAGTTGATAAATTGGAGGCTGCTGAATGTTCGTATCTTCAAAGTCAAAAAGAACCTGTAGTTTAGGTTGGGCAAAGCCCGTTGCAAACTTGTCGGGAGTCATAGAAAGCTTAGCATACTGTAAAGTTTTTCTAGTTCCCATATCACCAAAGTCTAAGTAAGGTGTCTGGTATCTTGCATTTACGTTAGCTGCTGAGCCTGCATGAATGAAAGCGTTGCCGGTATCGTGATTGTAAATGTATCCATCACCATCGCCGTGTACAATCTGCTCAACACCTGTGTGTAGAAAGCCGTTGTCGATTGCAGGGGCTTCAATGCCTTGACACTCTGACCACTCAAAGCCTTGACCTGTGAATGTTCCGATAATGCCTTTAGATACTTCGGGGCCATTGCTTGAGTTGTTGTAGTATAAACGATACTGAGACTTTGAGCGAAGTACAACACTTGTAATGGTAAACGTATTAATGCTGCGTGTAATGTCACTTACAACACGTTGGATGTTTCTACTTACAGAAGTCAACTCAACATCGCCAATACGTGCTGTGCCTGCTAGTGTTCGGATACCGTCAGGGCTTAGGAATACTAAGTCACCGCCAATCTCCTGAATACTATTGCCGTCTAAGCAACCTACGTTCTTAGTAATAGGAACAATAGCTGCATTTGCTTTGTCTTCCATATTTACAAATTTATGAATGCTGTTCTGACAGAAGATAATGCAATCGCCTCGGAAGCTTTTAAGTCCTACTACTTTATCAGAAAGGACTACTTCGTTAGCGTCTGTACCGACAAAGTTATCTACTTCTAGGAGGTGGCTGTTAGTAACTGTGTTCGGCTTTGCGGCTACGCCTGAGACTACTAAGAAGTTATTATGTATTGTACCTACTGACGGAGCATCAGCGTTTGAGACTGTAATCTCATCAGCAAAAAATGTGCGAGTGTTTAAAGCACCTGCGCCTGTCATGTAAAAGTAATAAGGCTTGTTAGCTCCGTCGCATATAACTACTTCGCCGTATATGGACTTACTTCCTTCAAAAATAGAAATAGAAGATTGTCCTTGGGCTGTACGTGCAAGAGCTGAACGACCTGAAAATGTTGAAAAATCATCGCCGTTATTGTGTACATCAGCTCTATTAATCTGCAACCAAGTTGCGCCATCGTTGCTGAAGTAGATGTCTGTTCCGCTGCAAACGATTACGCCGTCTGCATAAGTCTTAATGCCTAAAACAGCGTTAGAGCCGTTAGGTCTAGCGGTGCTGCCACCGCCAAAGTCTGTAAAGCCGTTGATACGGCGATAGCCGCCATCGGGGTCAACCTCAAAGTTCATTAACTCTGTGGCGATACCGGGCTGCTTGAGCATTTCAATCTCGCTGATGTTGGTGTTTAAACCACCTTTACACGAGAAACCAAACGGTTGGGAAGCTGCCATATTATACGAATCTCATTCTGTCATCAGTCATATAGAAGGGAGTAGGCTCAATAAGATTAGAGCGCATACTGTCGAGTCCTTTCTTGTAGTCATCTAGTGCGAATGCTGCTGCTTGTGGGTTGTCTTTGAACTGCCAGATGTAGTATCGAGCACGAGCAAGTAACACAGTAGAATACATCTCTGGGAATACAATCTCGTCACCGAAGCTTACAAGCTTTGTAGGAAGGTTGTAAGCATAGAACCATACACGGTATACTTTATCTGGGATTGGGCTTAGGCCGAACTTACGTGCGTCTGGGCTACGTATAACTCGGTCAGGTGAGCCGTATGATTGTGTGTCTGCATCGTCTAAGTTTTCTCCGATGCGACGAAAGCTTTTCCACTCTTGGGTGGTTGTAAAGCGTAAGTTAGTACCTGTAAAAGGTGCAGTTTCGTCTGTTACGCCTACTGTAGTAATATAGAAGTTATCCCAATCAACTGAACCGTAGTCGTTAATGATGGAATCACTAGAAGCTTTTAGCTCATAATAACGCTGTCCTGCAACTGTCTCTACATACACGTTTCCGTACATAGGGTCAACTTCACCACTTTCACCGGCAGACAAAAAAGGCCACTGAGGTTCTTGGTTGATAATATCAAAGTACGCTTTGTTTAGAGAATCTTTAACGTGCGCCTGTACGCCAATAGCTGTAGAGAAGCTGCCTGATTCAAGCGGTACTTCGTTTAGCTCTCGGAGAAGCTCATTGGTTAAGTCTAGGTAGGTTGTTGCCATAGGTTATTTAGCCTTTGAATTTGTTAAAAGATTGGGGGCCTTTTACAGCCCCCGCACTTAATTGTTACTACTACTTATGCGCCAACTGCTAAGCTGTAGAATGCACCAACGAGAGCTTCAGGTCGTAAAACCTTAACACCGTATACGTGCAAACCACGACAGATGTCACCAAAGCTATCTGGGTCACGGATGACCTCAGTGCTAGTGATAGTCTGTGCAGTACAGATAGCTGACATGTGACCGGCAAGAATCTTACCGTCAGCGTTTGTGGTTGCAGCAATGTTGTTAGACTTGTACATGCTGAAGCCACGTAGCTTACCAGAAGTAACGAGACCGTTACGAATGGAGCCTTGACCGGCATTAAAGTCAACAGACAAAAGCTTAGAGCCTGACTGAGACAACTGCTCGTAGAAGGTTGGAGGAGCAACTACCCAACGGCCTTCTTCTGGTACGTTTTGCTCATCAAGCAAACGAGCCATGTGAGCTAGTACGTCGAGTGGGTCATTGATGAGCAAGTTGATAGACTTACCAGCTTCATCAAATGTTCCTACTACAGTACCAGTAGTGTCGTCATCAGCACCCAAAACGTGGTTCGGGCCTGCAGCAGATAGACCTGCGAAAGCAGCGGCAATTACACCGGCATCAAATGCGTCACGCAGAGCGTAAGCAGCAGATGAAGCAGCAACTTCTTTGAAGTTTACGTGAGACATAGAAGTTTCAATGTCATCTACAACGAACTTAAATGCGTTCGCAGTATCAACAACAAGAGAAATCTCAGTGTCAGTTAGTGCAGTTTCAGTTACGTCAGCGCCACGCTCATACTGATAAACAGTAATGACTGGTTCTTTGATAACTTTAACAGAATCTCCGTAACCTGAGATTTCACCGGCATAGTCGGTGTTAGTAATTGCTTCGGCTACCGACGCTTTACGGAAGAAGTTAAGAACCTTCTTGGAATAAATTGCGGGTAGGAAGTTAGTGCTTGTGCCAAAGTTACTGTTGCTGCTTTCGGCGAAGCCTGCGTCTGATACGTTAAAAGCCATGATTATGTTTCCTTAAATTAAAGACAATAGTTATTAAGCTACTACTCTGCCTTCCATGATAGCTGAATCAATTTCTTGTTCATACTTATCATAGTCGTTCATGGACAAAGCAGCAATCTCCCTTTGTGACCATACTTTCTGTTCATTAGCATTTATGGATGTGGTTTTGGTTGAAACCATATCTGCTGCTGAACTGGTCGAGGTTTGTGACCGTCCTGTCTTACCAGTAGAAGATTGAACTCCTAAGCCAGTTTCCATTTTATAAAGGTCAATAGCTTTGACCGCTAAACCTACGTTATCTGGATTATTATACACCCAGTCTTGAATTGCTTCTGGTTGTGACTCAGCCCAACCGTGGAACTCTTTACTCTGGCGAATATCACCAAAGTCAGGGTGTGCTGATGCAAGTGTTTGCTCAGCCTCTCTGCGAGTAATGGTAGCTTCACGCTCATCTAATGCAGAGACTCTTGCCGGTTCTAGTTCTGAAGTCTGTGGTTCAACATACTCGTCCTGAGCTTCTGTGCGTTCCTCGTGACGTACGGCCTGTTCAACTTGCTGTGTCATTCGAGATTCTGCTTGAAGTTCTTGTTCTTTCTGCTTGAACTCATTAATCTTAGAATCGTAGTGTTTCTTTAGGTCATCGTATCTCTTTTTATAATCTGTACTTGACTCTTTGTCATCAGGGGCCGACTGGCGGGTAGCCTGACTAGGTTCATGGTAAACACCATCAGCACTTTGAAAAGGGGCATCTTCTTCGCCGCTATAGTCTTTTCTCATGTTGTATGGGTTTGCTACTTCTTCTTCTTGTACTTCTGGTAAATCAGTCATATCACACTCCTTTGGGGCTTGAGTCTTTTCAAGGTAGCTATTCGATTCGCGAGAAAGAATAGGGCTTGATACTACAAGGTGGCCTCTGGTTATTTAGGTATTAATAAGGGGCTGCGCTAACAGGTGGCCTTATCGTTTTTGTACACTTGGCATTGCGTTAGCTTTGAGCATCTGGTTATGCACTCCCATATCGGGGTCTTGCATATCCATCAGTCCGGGCATAACGTTTCCGCCACCGTACTTTTTCATTAAACCGCCATCGTAAGCACGTTCTGCATCATCCATCATAGTCTGAAGCTTTTCTGTGCCTAGCTGGTCGGTTGCTTTTCTGGTGAAAACAAATTCACCATCCGACAACCTTGCGGGTATCGAATCTGATGTGCCTGTGCCGGGGCCTTTAACGGCTCCTTCACCTGCAAATTCTCCGGCTGTATCCATGATTTTATCAAAGATGTCGCCTAGTTTCTCGTCGCCTTCTAGGGCTTCTAGTAAGTATGCTTGGTCGTCTGGCGTAAGAGACTCGTCCATTACGAACTCTGCATACTCGTCTTCCATTTCGTCGTCTGGAAGCTGTGAGGCTTCTACATCAGCCATTTCACCTTCAGGAATGTTGTCGTAAGTATCGACAGGCATATCGTCTGAAAGGAGTGAACCGCCTTCTGCATAACCAATCTTAGTATTAGTTCCGGGTGCAGCCATCTCTGCTGCTGGTTTGTCACGGTTGTTGCTAGGCTCAATAGGGTCTGGGCCTTCTAGTGCTGAGATAGAGGCTGCTCCGTCTGAGCTTTGGCCTTCAGCTATAATACTTTTACCCTTATTAAGAACGTTAGCAAACAAACCGCCGCCCTCGCCTTTGCTACCACCACCAGCCAAGCTTTTAACAATAGAAACTAAACCGCCAAACAGTTTACCTTGACGCTCAGGGTCTTCTTCGGCAAACATCTCGTGCTCAGGGTTTTCTTCATTCATTTTAACCATTGCTTGAAAGCGTGTTTCATCATCGAAGGAATCTACAACTTTTGCAAAACGTCCGTCAATAGTTTTACGAGACTTATCTGTTTTAGCTTTATCGTATTCTTCTTCATACTGCTTAGTAAACATAATAAGTTTATCTACATCGCTATCGCCCATCTTTCCGCCTTCGTTCTTAGCTTCACGGTCGCCTTCTACAAACGCACCAAGCTTTTCAAAGTCGTCGTTAGCTAAAAGAGGCTTGGCTTCTTCGTCCATTTGTGTGCGGTGCAAGTCAGTAATAAACTCAGCAATAGACTGTTTAGACTCAACAATAGGGGTATCAGCTACTTCGCTTAAAGATTCCATAATGAACTGCTTGTCCATCTTTTTGTTTCCGCCTTGGAACTTAAAAGAGTTTACAAGCTTGGTAGTATCTTTAATGTTTTTCATTTTGACTTCTGGAGCTTCTGATTCTGCACTGCCTTTTGTTTTAGATACAGCTTCTGCCATCTCTTCAACTTCTACAGGGGTTGTTCGTTCAGGGCCACGAGCTGCTACGACATCTTTACGAGCTTCAGACAACAATGTGTCAGCACCCTCTGCCGCTGCTTGAGCTACTGAGCCTACTGCGTATTTTAGTTTAGGTACTTTCATCATTGTTCCTCTTTTCTTTGTCGGGCTTCAATAGCCTGTTCTTTTAGTTGTAGTAAGTTAGCCAGTGAACTCGCTTTCCCCTGCTTGCGGTACAGCTCCGGTTCCGATGTTGCCACCGCCAGTGCCTGTAGCTCCAAGTTCCGTAGGTGGCTGAGGTGCTCCTTCAGGGCCTCCCATAGCTCCGGGTTGTTCACCAGCGGCCCCAGCCGCCCCGCCATTTCCTTGTCCAGCATTTTGTGCTCCTATAATTTGTGCCATCATTGCAGCTTCTTCTGGGTCGTTAAGAATCTCGTCAGGGTCGAGGTCAAGGCTGTAAGCCAACTCGCTAACAATCTTAGAGATTTTAACAAACGGTGCGACCGCAGGATTCTGAGCTGTCTGCAAGAACATAGTCAAACGCTGACTACGTACTTCTTTTTGCATTAAGCTGTTAGTACCCATTGCTCGAACTTCCAAGTCGCCTTGGATGTCTAGTTCACCTTCAAAGAACTGCATGTTCCATTGGTAGTATGCTTCGCCAAGAGGCTTTAGCAGGAAGTCATCAATGTTCTTAATAACTGTTTTAATGTTGAGAGACGCTGCACCCAATAGCATAGACATACCAGATGCTGTACGAGTCATCGACTGTACGCCTGTCTGACCGTGGGAGTAGCTTGGGATGCCTGTCTGTTCGTCAGCAAGCTGTCGGAACTTGTCAAACATCATCATGTTTTCTTGCGAAGTGTTAGGGAACTTCAAACCATGAATAGCTTGTCCGGGTTGTCCTGCCTGACGGCGGAAAACTTTGCCCGGATAGATATCCATGCTCTGACCGCCTACTAACGCTGACTCATCTACGTCGAATACTAGACTACCTGCAAGCGCAAGGTTATCAATAGCCATTCGAGCGTGACCGTTCATAATTTGTTGAGAGTCGTCCATATTCTCAGCAACACCAATACCGAAGAAAGAGTAAGGATTACGTTCGTAAGGGAAGGCGTTGTATGGAAGTCGGTAAGGAGTGAATGGGTTAATAACCCCACGCAACAGCTTGCCATTACTAATCCAAGCATTAACTTGTACTTCATCTAGGTCATCAACCTCATCTGGTAAGTCCATTCCAACTTCTCGTGCGTACTCTGCATCCATGATGCCCCAATATTCAAGAACTTCAAACTGACCTGAACCGTAGTCTTCTGAACGTTGGTCGTCTTTTAGTTCATGTTCATAATCTTTTTCGGTGTAGTTTGGCCCCATCTGCAAACACTCACGAATAGCATCCTTGTTAAAGAATGGCATTTTGCTCAAGCCTCTTAGCTGAGACTTATTCATGCGGTGGCGATGTACTATATACTCACATTCTTCAACAGAAGTTGCAGAAGGGTCAGGGAAGAAATCCCAGATACTTACAAACTCTAAACGAGGCACACGAACATTTAACGGACTGTACTCTCGCTCGCCGTCTTCGTTAGTTGTCCAACGACTCAAAGTCTTGTTGTAGTTGAATGGGCCTTTAACAATACCTGTACCGAACAGTGTAGATTCGAGTAGTGCATTACGCAGCTCACTTGAACCACTAGACTCTTCAATTTGGTCGTGAATTAGAATCTGCATATTACGTGCAGCTTCTTTAGCAGGAGAGCGTTCTAGTGCTGCTGGGTCTGGCGAAGCACCATCTGCAAACGTAGCGCCTGCTTCTTCGATAGCTGCGCTTAGAACATCTTTAGTTGCGCTTAGGGTTTTTCCGGGTGCAATCGGGTCATCTCGTCCGTCTCCTGCGTAACCAACATCATAAGGGTCAGTAGGTGTTTCAGGCTCTTCTGGCTCTTTGTACTCCGGTGCGCTTGTTTCAATGCCGGTTCCGCCTTGTTCCATGTGTTGATACTTGGCAATACCTTCAGGCAGTCGTGTTTCACGTACACCGATTGGAAACTCACCAGTACCAAAGATAACATCAATCAACTGACCAAAGGCTGCAAGCACTTTAGTCTTAGTAACCTTTACGAATACTTTAGACTTTTCTGACTCACGGAAACGTACATTCTTAGCATAGATGCCACGGAAGTTGTGGTAGGCTGTTAGCCAACGCTTCTCATCAAAGTCTCGTGCTTGTTCAGCCTGAGCGTAGCGGTCTTCTACTAAGCCCACGAAACGGTTGCGAACATCTTCTTCTAGGTCAAGCTCATAGCCACCAGCGGTCTCTTCATTGTTGAAGTAGATTTCGTCTGCTGTTCCGTATTCTTCTTTTTCTTCTTCGTTCATGTACTGTTCCTTTATAGGGGCTTAGAGATTGACATTGCGCCGCTGTTCTTACCTGCTGTAACCTTTAAGTTAAAGCCGCCTTTTATTTGCTTGTTATACTCAATCTTAGGGTCTTTACGTATTTTAAGACCAACTGAAGATTTTCCGGGCAATTGCTTTTCTAAGCTATAGCTATTTCCTGCGTTACCCATACTGTCTTTAAAACGACTTGCGGTTACTCGTGTGCCGCCTACATTAGTAGATGCTGATACACTACCTGCACGATAGCCTGAGTTTCCAGAAACATTGCCCTCAATAGAACCAATGCCCTTGAACTCTTTACGAGCTACCAGTCCACCGTTGTTGTACTTTGATTTTTTATTACAATGTGCCATATTAGTATCCAAAGGTTGAGTCAACAGGCTGAAAACGTGCTTCTTTTCTAAACTGTCTGAGTTGACTTATAGTATCGTTAATTCTAGGTCTAGCCATAATGAGGTAGCGTAGTGCATCGTATGCGTGGTCAGATGCGTTAGTGTCTACGTCTTCTGGCTTCTTCCTGTCTAAAGGAATACTTTGAAGCTCACGTATCAGGTTAGGGCATGTATTAAATATTTGTATTCGTGGCCTACCGCTTTGTGTTATCTTCAAGTATTCGTGAATCTGTATCTTACCTTGTATTCTATTCTTGTCTGCTCTTCTGAGCTTGTGTCCTGCCCTCTGAAGGGTTTCGCCAACTGTAGGGCCGGTAGTACCTGTTCGACTCCAACACGCTGTATCGAGGACTCCGGGGACAGATAGAGGGTCTTCGTACTCCATCTGTGTAATCATTCCGGCAAGGTCAGTACCCAACAAACCTTTCTTGTACAGTTCACGATATATAATCAGTGTACCGTCACTAGGGTCAACTGCTCCCCATACACAAGCACTCTCTGAGGCATAACCATAGTCAATCCCTTTTGTGCGTTCCCAGTGTACTGGAATCTCGAAGGGCGTAATCACATGCTCAAAGGGGTTGAACTCTACGAATGCTGCGCCTTCTGCAACATCCCAGTTACCGTCCAACAACTGCTGACGCTGTGTAGGTGGCAGAGCGTTTAGCATCTGCTCGTAGCGTCCGTCTTCAGCTAGGTAGGGGTTATCCTGTAACCTAGCCGGTATAAACTTTCGTGTAAGTCCGTCAGCGCCTCTGAAGCTCTCATTCGGGGGAGCGGGGTCAATGTACCGCTTCTTTACCCAATTAGCTCCTGCGCCACCGGGGTTAGCTGTACAGCGCATGTACGGCTCAATCTCTGGGTCAGTAGTTCTTAGTCTCGAAGCTAGGTAGTTCCAAGCAAACTCTGTGGGCAGATGCGTAATCTCATCAAACCCTATGAAGCTGTATGCTTGACCCTGATAACGATATACATCTGCATCTCGCTCCAAGAAACCAAACTCTAGCTTAGCTCCGCTTGGGAATATCCAAAGCTTCTCTACTTCTTTGTACTTACAGCCGGGAAATGCTTTTGGGTACAGCTCACGGCTTTTGTCTATTAGTTCTCGTAGTTCTGGCATAGAGCGTCGAATAATCAATGCTCTGTGTGCTGCTCGGTGTGCAAAGCGCAGTGGGTCGATAATCATCGCATAGGACTTACCACCACCGGCTGCACCACCGTACAACACATCAATCTCACCAGCCGCAAGGAAGTCTTCCTGTGGGCCTTCGTTAGCCTTAAAGATGACATCCTCAGTTGCTTCAGCTTGCAGGGCTGTTGGGATATCATCCAACTCATCGGCGCTTACGAGTTTCTGTGCGTTCTCGTTTTCGAGTTTGTTGAGAGTCTTTTTAGTTTTCTTTACAGACTTCTTATAATTATCTATTTTGTTCTGTGCTGCTTTTATTTTCTTTTCTTTATCTTTTACAGAACGCTTTGCTGCTCTCTTGGCTTTGGTTTCTGAGTGGAGGTTGTACCCTCGGCCTTTTGAGCCTTTAGGTCTTCCGCCTTTCTTCTTAGGCGTTCCATCAACTTTAAGTAGAAAGTTACCTTCCTCGTCAGCCAAGTAGTTGTCGGGATTTCGTTCCCAATCTTGCATGTATTACTTTTCTTCAGCTTGTGTTACGCTGCGGATACCCGACGCTGCACCTTCAGTAACGTAGGTAATAGAACCAGTAATATCTTCACCTGCGGCGGATGTAATGTTTGCTACACCACTTCCTGCGGCTTTAACGGTTTCATTTACAATGCCCTGTGCGCCATCTACTGTGGCGTTAAAAGTGTTACAGCCTGCAAGGGCTACTGCTATTAAACCTAAAATTAATGTTTTCATTTTGTATTTCTCCTTTCTGATATTTTTTTAAGGCCCATGTGTGAAATAGCTCGGCCTGTTTCGTGCGTCAACCACATGCTCCCTTCTCTGAGGCTCATGGTCTTGTCCTTAACCATTGGTAATATCTTGTCTAGCATTTGTAGCTCTTCTTGTACTGGTTCTAACATTTGGTTATCAGACTCGCTTAACTTATAACCAAATGGTATAGTGCTACTAGACCTCCTCATACTCTCCATCTATTACTACCTCCTTCTTTGCGGGTATAACAAACAGACCACCTCCTGTATTTACATTAACATCGAGTCTTTCAGTCTTGCCTAGTCCTACACGGTCTAGAATCTGCTGTGCTGCTTGTAAACGCATGTTAGCTTGTGGTATAGGTTCTGCACTATCCATAATCTGAATTAGCTTAGAAGCAGCTTTAGGAGCATTGAGCGCCATGATGTTATTAGCTATATCAAGTATCTCAGTCTTCAAGGCTTTTACTACAGCGTAGTGTGTGCCTTCTGCGTAACCTGCTAGTTCTGCTGCGTGTTTTACGTCACCGCCGCAGGCTGTAAGGTTATCAAGAAATGCTTCTTGACGAGTAGTAAGTTCTTTTTTTGACATGAAGCCTTCCTAGCTATTTAATCTATATTACTATAGTATACAGGTAAAATAGAGGTTTGTCAAGTTTTTTATTACTTATTTGTTTCTATATGTATACAAAGTACCATAAAGTATACATATAGGGGTATACCTGCGGAAATAAATGAAATAAAACTTGACAGATGGCGATTTCAACGCTATAATAGATATTAAGCCCACCGGGGTTATAGCATGTACATGTATACGTATATATGTACACATTAGTTTAATGTGTATACATATACATATACTCCGCCTTCCTTTAAAGCCCTTGATAGCCGCCCGACTTCCCAGCTTTGCCCTTCCCTTTAAAGCCTTTTAAGCTGCGGCGCTATCTGGTTTACATGGCATATCTTCGTAAAATGTGTAGGATTGTATATATATCCCAGTACCCCCCCATGGCAGCTTGCCC